ATCCCCACAAAACCGCAGAAGAAGTGGCATCCGCATTCACGACCCGCGTGGCAAAGGCTTTCTCAAAAAGAAAAGGACAGACCCACGTCAGAGACGCAGTCGCAGAAGCGCAAGCCGAATACCTGGCAATCGATGCGGGCGGAGTATCCGCAATATCCACAGGCTTCGAGGGGTTGGACACCTTTCTCAACGGAGGCTTCCGCGAAGGTTGTTTGTACGTCATCGCCGCAAGACCCGGAATCGGAAAGTCCGCCCTTGCAATTCATTTTACACATGAAGCCGCAAAGTTTGGAAAGCGAACTTCATATGCCAGTCTTGAGATGACGGCAAGCGAATGCTCAGGACGCTTGCTCACTAACGTGAGCGGAGTCCCGCGCCCAACGATGAAAGACTCAATGGACCACATCGCAAAAAAGAGACTCGCGGAAACCACCCAACGAATCAAGCAATGGCCAATTACGTTCAAGGATGACCATGAGGCAACGCTTGAAAGCTTTCGCGCATTTCTCGCTCAACAAAGAATGGAAGGCGAGCTTGGATTGGTAGTCGTGGATTATCTGCAACTACTATCCGCAAAAGGCTATGAGTCCCGCACCCAAGAAGTTTCCGAGATTTCTCGATGTTGTAAGACTCTAGCGTTGGAATACCAAACATCGGTCCTTGCGCTTTCTCAACTGAATCGAGCGCTTGAAGTGCAAAAGCGAAAGCCCGCCTTGTCCGATCTCCGAGAGTCCGGCTCAATCGAACAAGATGCTGATGCGGTTTTGCTCCTTTCTCCTCATAAGGACGATGAGGAACTCATCAATTGCGAGGTCGCGAAGAACCGAAACGGCGAGCAGGGAATGACGACTCTAGAATTCGACAAGAGACTTGGCCGATTTTCGGCCCACGTTGAGGGCAGACTCAACAATGACAAGCCATATGGGTGAAGGTTAAAGCTAGAATGCCGTTTAAGATGCCCTACAAGCCCCGTAAAAGCGTTTTTCTAGCTCACGAGGGTATAGACTCATGTTTGCAATCAAAACGCTTTTTTGGGGAGGTATGGGGTTAAACGTCATTAGTTAACTTACTGAAATCGACATTCATTTTTCTAAGTAATTCTATGGCAAATGATATGGTCGAAGGCCTGAACCCAAATGAAGAGGAAGTATCCATTTCGAAGTGTTTTGTCTCTTTGCAAGCCTGAACAGTTTTCCCATCTATTTTCAACTTACATGCAACTCGAAACCTGAAATCGTGATCACCGATTGAATTCCACCTATTCCCTTTTTTATCACATTTGTACCGAACTAAGGGTTGAACATTTACTTCTAGAATTTCTATGTTCATCGCATTTCTCCTTTCTTTTCTTTCCCTTCGTTTCCAAGATCGGCAATAAGTTTATCAAAAGCAGGTGAACCCTTTCCGCTTCCACCCGTGTGCTGATACCCAGTTAACTCAATATTTCCATTTTCGAAAGCACCATCCGCTTCAAAGCTAATGAATTCCCCAAGTCCTTCAAAGCGGTTTTTGTTGGTGCGGAAAACGAAACTGATCAGACCCGCTTGAGCCAACTGCTCGATCAATGGCAGATATCTTTCAGTAAGTTTTTCTGTTAACTCACTCTTGCGATCCCATTCGGGTGCATCCCATGCCTCTCCTTCGTCAACTTCCATCCATCTCTCAAGCAACATATTTAGCTTTTTACATTCTTGTAATTCTTTATCTTCCTTCATCGCATTTCTTCTTTCTCATTTCTCTTTTGCCACCATTCAACCGCTTTGGGCGCGAGCCGGATTGCCAGGAAGACAATCAAGCCAACGCACATGCGGGCAATGGTATCGGATTCGTTTTTACTGCTCATTATCGAGTTGTTTGATTTTCTCCCTTACTATCGAATCAAGCGCTTCCATAGATTTCTTTGGTCCTGCGCACTTAAACCAAAAGTCTAAGCACATATCCATAAACAAAACGCCAAGGGCGGCTTCCAGTTCCGCATTTCTCTCCACCCAATCGACAAGTTCAAGGGCGGCTTTATTGTATTTCTCCTCGCTCATCCCTCACCTCCGTCTACCTTGGCCTCGGCCTTGTGTATGGCTTCATCAACAAGAAGCCTAATAGCTTCAAGCGATACGGGCATCCTCAAGGCTCGTTTTACATTCTTCAACGCATCCAACATTTCCGGCGCGGAAGCGATTAACCGCTCATCTGGTACGCTTGCCATCGTCATGTGCGCAATAAGGTGATTCGTTTCTTTTTCTTGAATGTTTACCCCGTTTCTTTCAGGGATAATCTCCCACGGCCCAGGCGTGAATGTGGCCTCTTTCTCTTTCGTATCGTTCATTAGTATTCCTTCCTTATTTTTATGTTAGTGGTAATTCCATTTGCCTCGCGCCTACGCGCTCGTCCTTTACGCGGATCGCTCCGCGATCATTTGCCTTGCGTCCCCTACGCTTCCCGCCCTTCCGCTCCCCTTCATCAAACGCATCCAATAAGGCTTGCGCCTTTGGGGTTCGATTTGCGTGGACGCGCTCCATCAGATCGTGGATGCGATCAAGCGCTTGGGGGAATAGTTTGCTTGCGTGAATCATAAGTCATCCCCTCCAAACAAATCCGCAAGCATCATCCAAAGCGGGAAAACCCAAGGAAGCGTCATATATATCATAGTTCATACTTCTCTTTCTCCTTTAATTATGGATTCACTACAAATCCGGATTCATCCTTCTTGGCATCTCCCTTTTCCACTAGGCCGACGACAACGCCATGGGGGTCTTGAAATCGCAAATCGGATTCATCGCCATCGATCACGTTTCTGTTTTCCCATTGACTGGGTAAGTGATTACGAAAGACAACCGCAACGTTTCCACCCATGGCCAAAACCAAACGCGCATGCTTGTCGTTTGATTCAGACCGAGAAAACGTTAAGTGATAATTTTTTGGCATTTTTCCGTTTAGATATCTTTCCATGCGTTTAAAGCCCTTACTGTAATCATAGAAAATTTGATTAGGAAATTTCTCGAAAATATTTTGCCCATCGTGGCAACGGATATTTTCCCAGGGCAAATCGCTTGTTAGATTCAAGCGAAAGCATGGGATCAATCCTTTCCGCTTTGCGCTTTTTACGGCGCTCTCGATCTCCTTTACGAGCTTGCAAAGGAATCCTTCTTTATCCGCAAAAAATGCGCGAGTCTTGGCAACGCGCGAATCTTGAATGGATTGCATCCGTCCGCGTCCGCTTGTGTTCAAACATGCCATCGCGCATCCTTGCGAAGCCCAAGCGCAAACGTTGTGTCCGCTCAACGTTGCGGGAGCAAAATGTATACCCCGCGTCATGAATCCAAATCGTTCGCCTTTTATGATTTTGGCGTTTCCGGTTGTTAAGATTTTCATGCTTCTACCTTCTTCTTGATGTCAATTATGTAATTGCACTCGTACCCCGCAGAGTGGATTGCCATTATTGCGTTGTCTACGCCTACAAGTGAATAGGGTGTCTTTACGTTAATGCTCAAATCTGAAAATGAGCCAATTGCGCCGTCTTCCCTTCCGTTGAATTCAATTGTGTATGTTTTCATTAGTTTCCTTTCTTTGCTTTTTGTGATTAATACCCAAGCCAAATCAATACTTCCTGAGCATCATATTCTTCCTTGTCACCTAAATCCTCGAAGAATTCTTCGATGTCTTCGCACCCATGCCTTGCCAATTCAAGCAAAGCCCGTGATCGCGTTATGATTACGCCTATTGCTGATTGGTAGTAATCCATTGTAGTAGTCTTTCTTTTCCGCCGGAGCTGAATTACGCCGACAAATCCACGGTTGCATATTTTGGGAAACGGGTCAAGTCAATACTGTAAAATACTGCTCTCGCCCGCTTGTATACTGAGCAAAAAAAAATTTACGGGTTGCTTAGGCAAAATCAAATGAAGCGCAAAAGCATGGGATTCAATGCTTACCTGGCAAACGTCCATATTTGGAAATACGGTTGAGAATTCATTTCGCCCCCATGCATTGATTTTGGAATACGTATGCGCAAATCGTATCAAGATATCATTATGCGTTGATGCGTTGAGATGCGAACGGCGCAAACTTGCCGGCGAACTGCTCGCATTTTGTGCCATTCTTGACAAACGCAATGCAAGTTTTGCGTAAGTACCTGATAATCAACAAAACCAACTTCGCTCAATAAGTATTATGTCTAATTGCAACCGCGTGGCCAGCGATCCGCATAAAAAGACGCACACGCCGCGCACGTCGCGCCGGCGGGGGGGCGGGGGTTCGCGCCCGCTCGCGTTAATTTATATATTATCATCACACCCCCCACGAAATTTTTCGCTATAACGCCCTATTCGCAAAGACCCGCAGTCAGCGTTTGAACACGTCCCAAGCCTCGATGTATTTTTCGTGCTTTGCTCTGGAGTTCGGATTGTGTGGGTATAGGGATATGCGTACCGCCCCGTCCGTGGCTAGGGCGGGTATGATGTACCAAGTTGGAATGGTTGCGACGTAACAGGCGATGACGTCTACCTTTGCAGGGTCTATTGGGTCTTTGCACTTTGCGCCGGTTGCGGTTGTGATCATATATCGTCCCAGTCCGCCGCGTGATTTGTCCTGCACTTTGTCTTCCGTGCCTTTGATTTGCGTTTTGTAGACTTTGCCCGCCAGGTTCATGACTAGACAGTCTTGTGGGAGATAGTCTCCGAGTGGGGTAAAGATTTCGAGGTTATGGGTGAGGGCTTCGGTAAAGAAGATTTGTTCGTAGATATTACCCTTCCTCTTCATTTGGGTTCACCTCGATGACTTTGTCCTCGGACGCTTGCGGTGGTATGGACTCAGCGGCCTTCTTCGCTCCCTTTAGGATTGAGCGGACTTTATCGGGTGACATATCGGAAGCTCCGAGCTTCACGTTTGCGGACGCGGTTATATTGGTTGGACGTCCTGATACGGTCATTAGTTTGTCGAAGAGCAAGCCCACCGCATACGCTTTGTTTTGCGGTGGTATTCTTTCGATTGAATCATGAAGATCGTTGAGGGAGTCGGATACCATGTGTTGCAGTTTTTTTTGTACTGCGTTTAGGAATTGTTGCTCGTTCATTTCTAGGCCGTAGCGGAGAGCGTTGTGTATTCGATTCCTATACTTTTCCTGTTTTGGGGAGAGTTCCATATTGTCGGCTTCGGTCTTTGGCCTTGATTTGCGTTGTGCAATCTTGGCGGCAGACCTGATTACCTTATCCTTTAGCTTCTCATCGAAGGGTTTCAGGTCTTTTGGTATTCCTCTCGGCATGGTTTTAAGTTTTTATCGGAAAGTGATTGACTTGTCCATGATAAACTGCACAAGGGAGCAAATATGGATGGGAAGGAATTGAGGGAGTCGTTGGAAAAGCTGGACGTTTCAATGGATGAATTTGCGAAGAGCATTGGGGTGAAGGAGTCAACTATGCGGGTTTGCGTGTACGGCAACCGCGTGACCAGGAAGATGGAGGCTGAGATCAATCGAATGCTTGGTGAACGGGCGCGGGTTGGAGAGTTGGAAGAGATTGGAGAAATGATTGAGGACGTGGTTGCTCCGGTTCGGGAGGTTGAGAAGCGGGTTCGGGATGCGGAGGAATTGATTGGACGGGTATATTTGAAGCCCAAGAATCCGTATCGGTACGACGTTGAATTTCCGGATGGCAGTCATGGCTGGTTTCGGGCGAAGCCGAATAAGTACTTCATTGGCGACAAGGTTAAGTTGAAGAAGGCGGAGAGTGGATGGGAGGTTGTGCGTGGCTAGATTCATAAGTTTGTTTGCTGGGGTTGGAGGATTTGACCTTGGCATGGAGCGGGCTGGACATGAATGCGTTGCTCAGGTCGAATGGGAAAAGAATGCGGCTGGCGTATTGAAGCGTCAATGGCCTGACGTTCCATTGTTTTGCGACGTTTCGAAGGTATCGGCGGATGATTTGCCCGATGCGGATTTTATAACATACGGCTTTCCGTGTCAGGATTTGAGCGTAGCCGGAAAGAGGGAGGGATTGGATGGCCAAAGATCAGGATTATTCTATGAAGCAACTAGACTTATTCGGGAACTGCGCGCCGGAGGATGCGGGTTACGCATTACGGTCGCAGAAAATGTCGCGGGATTGTTCTCCGCAGATGATGGTGTCGCACTTGCAAGGTGCATCCGAGAGTTACTCGACTGCGGGGCTTGTGAAACGGGATGGCGGTTACTCGACAGCCAATATTTCGGTGTGGCCCAAAGACGGAAGCGCGTGTTCATTGTCTCAGATTTTGGAGGAGAATCCGTCGATGAAATACTCGCTGTCACCGAAAGCTTGCCAGGGCATTCTCCGCCGAGCCGAGAAGCGGGACAAGGAACTGCCGGAGATGCTTCAAAAGGCGTTGGAGAGGGTGGCGACGTCATTGGAAGTCTCGCCGCAAGAGACTATAAGGGAGTAGGCAATCAATTCGTAAACGAGGGTAAGGTAATTGCCCAAGGTGGGAGTGAGACCGGAAACATGATTACCCAATCTTCAGGAAGTGATCCTGAGTTAATGTCCACGCTATGCGCAAAAGATAACGACAAGGTAGAATCAAACCAATGGGTAAATGAAGGGAAGGCACTTGTTGCCCAAGGCGCGGACGTGTACAATGGCGAACTGACGGGTGAGACTGCGGTGACGGTGACGAGCGCTACGGGCCTTTCGAATTCAAGCGGACCGAAGGTGATGGCGATTCAAGGTTCAATGATTGGGCGGGATGACAAAAACGGTCCACAGGGTTGCGGATACAAGGATGACGGAACTAGTTTTACTTTGACGAGTACGGACAAACATGGGGTTGTCTCATGGAACGGAGACACCACCCCCAAGGCATCCGAGGACGTATCGGTGACTTTGCGCAGTCAGCAAGGCGGGGAAGGCGTGGGTGTGGCCCATTTGCCCCTAACCGTCCGCAGACTTACCCCCGTCGAATGCGAGCGTTTGCAGGGATTCCCCGATGGGTGGACTTCGGAAAAGATGGAAATTGTCCTTGAGGGCAACGAGTGGAAGGCAACCGGAAAGGTGGTCAAACAAGCGGATGGTCCGAGGTACAAGGCAATGGGAAATGCGGTCACCGTGAACGTGGCCGAGTGGTTGGGCAAACGCATAGGCGGGATATTTTTATGAAACGAATTAAAATGCAAAAGAAACTGAAACAACCCTTGTTTTTCTTGAAATATTTGGAAAATCCACAAGGCAAGAAGACTCCGATATTCACCACGGTCAAACCGATTGGAAGGCGACCGCCTCCTTGGAAGAAAGTATGAGCGACGAAGAAATGAACTTTGAAGAATTTGAGGCGCAAACTTTGCACGACGACTACTCCGAGGAGTTATGGAAGGATCGGCAAAAAAGGCGCGGTCATTACTGGAAGATTGAGGATGAGGGCGAGTTTTTGGGATATAAGAGTTATCCTTTCAAGACACGGGATGAATACGATGAGGAAGAAGAGGAGGAGTGAGGGCGTACTCAACCCGAATGAAGCGTTGCGCGGATGGGAACGCTTTTGGTCGAAGAATAAGGTGAAGGAGTTCCTACGGGCGGAGGATGGCGGATATGCCCGCGATAAGAACGGTAAACTCATTGCAATCCGTACGGATGAAAAGAGAAGGATGCCTAGTCGTCCGAATTGGCGTTATGGATCGGGCAAGTAAACAAGTCGTCAATGAAGTTGCTTCATTGCTCAGAAGATGGAGCGAGGAGAGCGACTTGGACGACACTCAATTGATCAAGTGCGTGACCAAGGGAGTCGATAAATATTTTGACGACGACGTGATTGATTTTTCCAGCGATATTGATTTGGACGAATGAATCTGTACAAATCCACGGGTAAGAAGATGGAGGGTTGGCCCCAATGGGTTGGTCGCCTGGTCAAGGAGAAGGACGAATTGGTCTTGAGAAATAGGGAGTTGGAAGAGGAAAATTTGGGCTTGAAGCGCAGATGTTGCGAATTGTACGAGGATTTGTGTGAGGAGAGAAAGAAAAAGCATGAAGAATGAAAGTGCCGGAGGGATGGAATCCGATTTATTGGAAAAAATACGGTCGAGCAATACCGTTATCAGTACGCGAATA